GTTGGCCGGGGTAAGACACAAAAGTGTCTTGAAACACCCCCACTTGAAGGTCAACTACAACCAGGCGCCCTGCCGAGAGCGTTCTTTGCTGATTATTGATGGGATCTCAGCTGAAGAACGCTCTTTAAAAATAAATGATCCCAATATCGACACCTTATCCTGCGCGTTATTAGAACGAATGTACTACTGTAAAGTAGGTAATGATTACTTGGCACCACCTGTACCAAGTAGGACACACATAGATGCAACGCTCGCAGAATTCACTAGAAAGTTGAAGAAACAACTGCCTATTTCCACCAGAATTTCCCCTGAACAATTTGTTGAGATGTATACTGGTCGAAAGAAAACAATTTATTCTAATGCTTTACCTGAATTTTACGAGAGGGGTGTGCTGGAAGAGCACGCCCGTAGTGTGGCATTCGTCAAATGCGAGAAGGTACCTGCTGAAAAAGCACCAAGATGCATACAACCCAGACACCCAGTCTACAATGTAGGAGTAGGATCGTACTTGAAACCCATTGAGCATAGCGTTTATCGCGCCATTGCCCGTGTGTTTGGAAGTCGAGTTACTGTGGTGAAGGGTTTTAATGTAGAGCAAGTGGCTCAGATAGTGGAGGAGAAGTGGCATGGGTTTGCGGACCCGATTGCTGTAGGATTAGATGCTACGAAATTCGATATGCATGTTTCAAAGTCAATGTTGGAGTGGGAGCACTCAATATACTTGTACATGTTTAGACATGATCGTGAGTTGGCGAGGTTGTTGAAGTACCAAGTCTTTAATAAAGGGGCGGGCTATTGTGATGATGGCAAGCTTAAGTACAAAGTTAAGGGGCGTCGTTTTAGTGGGGACATGAACACTGCGTTGGGCAATTGCCTAATAATGTGTGCCATGATCTACTGCTACGCCAAATCTCGTGGTGTCAAGATTGACTTGATGAATAATGGTGATGATTGCCAAGTGTTCATGGAGAAGAAGGATCTTGCTAAGTTTATGCTTGGTCTTGATGAATGGTTTTTACAACTAGGATTTAGGATGACAAGTGAAACGCCAGCCACTCATATATCAGAAGTAGAGTTTTGTCAGATGCGTTATATCCGCAGGCAAATTGGGGGGAGCACCATGGTCAGAAACATACCTAAAGCTAGAGAAAAGGACAGTATGAGCTTGATACCGCATACAACCGCTAAGTCATACCAGAAATGGTTGTACTCGGTTGGTGAATGTGGAATCAGCTTGTGTGCTGGAATACCGATTATGCAATCGATGTACCAGTGCTATATGCGAAATGGATTGAAAGGATCCAAAATGCGTAGCTCGGTCCAATTTGACTCTGGCATGGAGAGGTTAGCAAAGGGGTTACACCCTAAGCATCTGGCTGTGAGTGATGAAGCGAGGGTAGATTGCTTCATTGCATGGGACATAACACCAGACGAGCAGAGGGAGATTGAATCCTATTATGACTCGTTGATCTTGGAGTTCAAGTGTGAACGCCGTGAAGATTTGAGTGATGTTCAGTGCTTTTCCCTTTAGTATGATAAAATTTATCAATCCGAAAATAAGTATTATCATGTCCGCTTTTATTGGTCCCCAGACCCGTAAGAAACAAAATCAACTAAACCAATTCCTAAAACAACAAAATAACAAGAAACCCCATATGTTTACTATGGCTGAATTAGAGCAAGCAATTGCTTTCGCCGATGGTAACATTACCAAAACCGTTAATGTGAAACTACCTGGTAAGAGAGTTCGAAATCCAAAGAAACAGAGATTTGGCCAGCAACCAAACCGTGTCGCGTGGGGCTATCGTAATAGTCCCGAGATGACCTGTGCGGAAGCACCAGTGTCTGTTGGTACTACGATCTCCCTGGCCAGACCGAAACAGTCCAATCGTGGGAGGAAAACAGTGCTCGCAGGGAAGGAATTCCTTGGTGTCATTAATGAGAATAATAACTCTACTGATTTTCAATTGAGTGCTATGTTGCCAGTACATCCAGCGTATTATCCCGCGGGTGGTATGGGTAATATGTGTCGTAGTTTTTCTAAGTATCGATTTACTAAGATGACAGCGATGTTTGTTACCCGGCAGCCCACCAGTGTCACTGGTGAGATCATAATTTGCTTTGCCGATAAGGCCGATGCCCCAGCTGAGAATGGGGCAGCTGGCTCCTTTTTAGCACGTGTTAGTTCAAAACAACACGTTATTATGGGGCCACTTTGGCAAAATCATAATCTCGCTATAACCTGTGACTTGAAATGGCGACCTGTTGACGCCTTTGCAAGCATCGATCTGTTTCGCGACCTAATGGGTGAAATCCAAGTGTATACTTTGTCTGCAGTAACTGATATTGCTGGATATCTCATTCTCGATTATGAAATCGAGTTTGATGATGTTCAGTATATTCAACATTCTGGGACACTACCTTGGACTCTAGGCCCGGGGACCGCATATACCCTTGTCGATACTTCTACAACACCAACCCACAATGTCTCTGTTCAGACCAGCAATGTGTCTCTGACTGGATTGCCGAATGGGTCCGTTATCAAATGTGTGCTTGATGTTGATACATCCACACTTCCTATCGGTACCAATGCAACAAATGCATGGTTGGTGGCTGCAAATATTAATGCAACTACTACCACCCAAACTACATTCACTAATGCGGTCACCTTGATTGATGGTCTTACGTTTTATGTTGTTGTTATTGGTGCGAGTTTGTATTTGTATAACTCCTTAGAGTCGGCCGTGGCGGGTGATGCCTCTGGTCAATTCTATTATGGAGTTACTGGTTCAACGGCTGGTTCCTACAATGTTATCGCATATCCAGTACGCTATGGAGTAGCTGTTATTGAAGTTGTTACTTAAACCTCCAAATGAAAACAAAATAAAAAAAAATAATCTTCTTGGTGTGAAGAATATATATTACAAAATTTAAATGAAAATAAAATAAAAATGATAGAACACATCTAACTCTATTGAAATAAATGGCAATTGATTAAATTCATAAAGCGGGATTCGGGCTCCCAGAAGCGTTTGTGTGCTTCGATTTCATGTGAGATTATAGGATGTGTCACTACTAATACATGTTGCATATTTTGCATTCTTCCAGCTGATCTTGAGATTGAATAACTCAGGTGTTGATAAGCTCAGAAATGAGACGGTTGCAG